TTCATCTGAATCTAAATGATCATAGTATGCCTCTAAGAATGTTACTAAATTAGGATATGACGTAGTAAAATATTCAGGCAGCACTTTCCGCACTACACTAAGTTTATAGTTAGTAGCTAATCTATCATAATCTCTTAGTGTTTCGAAATCTGCCATTATGAAGTCACTGTTAATGATTGTGTTTGTCTATCGACTTCAGCTGTTGTAGATGAACGCGCAGTGTCAATTTGTAATATATAATTACGAAGAGGCTTTATTACACTTTCATTCTGTGGTGTAACTTTTATAGGTAAAAATGTTTGACCAGATATAATTTGTGTAGGTCTAAACCCTACTAAGCTTACTTTACCTGTGGCAGCAGTATATTGTCCTACGTTATCTAAAAGTACATTACCATCTAAGTCGACTATTTCTAACGTAGTAGATCCTAGACGATTTTTAATCTGACAAACTAAACCATTAAATTCAAACACATCACTTTGCACTCTAAAGAATATGTCATCTGGAGTTGCGATAGCAGTTGGGAAATTTACGTCTAAAGTATTTAAAGTGTTTATAGTAATAGTTGGCCTCATTTGAACACTGACTTCAATACTGCTGGATAATATAGAATCATCTAGTGCATCAATTTCTGTAAGCAAATTTGATTTTCTAAATATGCCACCAAATGTAGAAACGTTACGAGTAAAGAAAGAATTCATTAAATTAAAAACTCTTTCTTCAGCAGAAATCAATGTTATACCTGTTTTTCCAGGATCATAAGAAAACCTTGTACTTAGCTCTAAGAATACATCTTCGGGATCAGTAAATTTTGTAGTCATAGACATTACAGATAGGTTGTCTGTGTAATTAGTGACTATTGCATCTTTAACAGATTGCTTTACAGCATCACTAGTATTCTTTTGGAATTGCAGAGAAATGTATACAGCACCAAAATCAATTGGTTCGTTTTGATCGCCGCTCCAGACTGAAGCACTTTGTACTTGAGGAAAGTTAGTTTCTACAGTCGCCTTATAGTCAAGTGCAGTCACCAATCTTTTTTGCGAGGCATATGCTATTGGTGCAAGTTGTTTTACAGAATCTATGGATTGCTTAAATGCACCGCCAGTTGATTCAGTTACTGTAACAACATTCAGGGAATAGTCAACTCCATTTACAGTAACATCTGTTGCTGGAGTAAATACAGTCCCGTTGTTCGCAACTGGTCCTACAGTAGATAAGTATTTAACTTCTACTTTTTCGCCAGGCTCGGGTGCTTTACCGAACGATAGACCGTCACCAAAATTTAATTCATAAAAACCGTTAGGTGCTTCATTCATAGCGAAGTGTGTTGAGTTTTGATCTACTGTTATTGCTAAGGTTAGTGGAGTGTAAGAAA